TGACAGCGGCGGTAATGATGGCGGTCCTGCTCTAGTTAATAATGCTACTGGCGTTACTCTAACAAATGAAGAAGATGCATATATTGCTGGAGGCGGCGGTGGTGGTGGTACAACCGTAGGCGGCGGCGGTGCGGGTGGGGGCGACTCTATTAGTACTTATGGAACTAAATACGGCGGTGCAATAGGCCAAGCAGGTGATGTAGGTAACGGCGGCGGTAATTCATATCATGGTGGTTCAGGCGGTAACTTTAGAAACAACTCTGGTAGCGATTTTGAAAACCCAGTCGGATCAGGCGGCGGTCGTATCCTAAGCAGTGTATTCGCAGACGGTGGTGGTATATGCGACATAGGAGCATTCGGCTATGGTGCTGGTTCTGGTGGTATCGGTAATAACCCCGGCGGTATAGGCTGTAGTAATGGTACAGGCGGCGGTGGCGGCTGGGGTGCGGCTGGTGGTGACAGTGGCGGTGCAGGTGGTGCAGCTATTTCTGGTACAGCTATCGCAACATACACTAACTACGGCACAGTTTATGGGTCAGTAGCATGAGTATAAACTTGACACCAGAAGAGCTAGAAGCTATGCTTGATCGTGCAGCTAGACGTGGTGCTAGAGAAGCACTCAAGTCGCTTGGCTTACAAGATGATGACGCACATAAAGACTTATATGAGATGCGTACTCTACTCGAAGCTTATCGTGATACAAAGAAAAGCATTTGGACAACAGTAGTAAGAATATCAACAGTAGCATTGCTATCATTCATAGCTGCATCTGTGTGGATGCAAATAGGGAATAAATAATTATGGCTAAACGATTTGCAGGGTTTACCCCAGAACAGCTAGGTAAGATTGTACCTGAGATGCAAGGTATGCAAGGTGATGAACAAGCTAAGTTCTTGGCTGCTAACCCTGCTGCTGCAGCACGTGTAGGTAAGATGGCTGAAACGGCTCAGAAACGTATTGGTATGGCATACGGTGGTATGGTTAAACCAAAAGGTTACGCCGAAGGTGGTCAAGCTACTCTAGACGCAGCTAAACAAAAGCTAGCTGATAAGCAAAATGCTCTCACAGTAGCACAACAAAATTTAAGTGCTAACCCAGAAGATCAAAGCCTTGTAGATGCTGTAACCAAAGCACAGGCGGATATTACTGCTGCACAATCAGAGCTAAATAATGCTACGGCTGCTTATTCTGCTACTACAGGTAAAAGCTTACGAGAGATGCAAGCTACTGCCACAGGCGATCCAACAGCTATGGCTACTACAGGTACTGTATCAACTGTTGATGAAACTAAAAAAACCGAAGGTACTATTGCAGAGGGCGTAGGTCAAGCTGGTGCTACTGCGCCACAGGCTACAGTTACAAAAGCTACTGCTGCTCCAGATGCTGCTGCACCTACAGTAACACCTGCTGCTACCGTTACTACTGCTACTGCTGAAGAGGGCGTACAGAAAGTAATGGATGAAACACAGGCTGCACAAGGTGAGGTGAGCAAAGAGGCGCAGGTTGAAGCTGCACAGGGTGACCCAACAAAACTAGCCCAATTAGAATTAGAGGCTGCGCAAGGTGAAGCTGCTAAAGTAGAAGGTGCGCCAACACGTGAATTAGATCAAGCAGAGCTAATCTCTGGTTCTACTGTAGACCAAGGGGCAGTAAAACAAATTTATGGCACAGAACCCTTAGAGGCTGCATCTGTAGCAACAGAGTTAGATGCTCTTATGCAAGACTTTGAGGGTGGTGCTACACCTGCTTGGGCTTCAGGGGCTATGAGAGCCGCTAACGCTCAGATGGCTGCACGTGGCCTATCTGCATCATCTATGGCAGGTATGGCTGTTGTACAAGCTGCTATGGAGTCTGCACTACCTATTGCACAGATGGATGCAGCTAACAAACAGCAAGTCGCTATTGAGTCAGCCAAACAACGCGCTTCATTCCTACAGATGGAGTTTAACCAAGAGTTTGAGACTAAGGTTCGTAACGCTGCAAAGATTAGCGAAATTGCTAACATGAACTTTACTGCTGAACAGCAGGTAGCTCTTGAGAATGCTAAGATGGCTCAGACCATGAACTTAGCAAACTTGTCTAACCGTCAAGCTAAAGTAATGGCAGATGCTGCTGCTATGTCACAGATGGATTTGACTAACTTGAATAACCGTCAGCAAGCACAAGTACAAAATGCTAAGGCATTCTTGCAGATGGATATGGCTAACCTAGATAACAAGCAACAAACTGCTATCTTTAAAGCACAGCAGATGACTAGTACGTTGCTATCTGATGCGGCTGCAGAGAATGCTGCACGTCAGTTCAACGCATCATCAGAAAATCAGACTAATCAGTTCTTTGCTAACCTAGCAAGCCAAGTAGAGCGTTTCAACACAGAGCAAGCTAACCAGATAAACCGCTTTAATGCAGGTGAAGCAAACGCTATAGATCAATTTAACGTTACGCAAAAAGCAGCGCGTGAGCAGTTTAACGCGAGTAATGCGCTTATAATCGCTCAAGCTAATGCACAGTGGTTCCAGTCTATTACTACAGCAGAAACAGCAGCACAGAACCAGATGAACCGTGATGCAGCCATTCAAGCTAATAAGATGACTGAGACTGCATATAATGCTGCTGTACAATTAGAACGTGATACACTAAGCTATGCATACAGAGCGGCTGAGTCAGAGCTTAGACGCGAACTAGAAATTACCTTGCAGGGCATGCGTAATGAGATGAAAGAAACTGAAATACAATCTCAAATTGATATGGCTAGAGGCGAAGGTACAGGTAAAATCGTTGATAAAGTATTGGATGCAGTTTTAGATTGGGTATTTTAAAAGTAGGATTAATAGTAATGGCTGGAATGTTTGGCTCAGATTATAAAGATACAAAAGTCATGATAAATGACTTAGCTAATATATCTGATATGTACTCAAAGGGTAAGCCCTCTAATGACGAAGGTATTATGAAAGCACCTAAAGGTGAGCAAGTTGATGCTGGATCGTGGTGGGCTTGGTTGAATGGCTACACACGCCAGAAGACACAAGAGAACATAGCTCGGGTACAAGAAGAATTAGCTTCTATGGGTGTAGACACTAGTGGTCTATCTCCAGAGTATCAACAGAGTATGCTAGAAGGTATCCAGCAAGCACAATCGTATCGTGATAAGTTTGGTATTACCCAAGTGTTAGGTGATGCTCCTGATATGCTAGAAGAAGAAGGTGTAATCCCACAAACACCTATAGACGTTACAGATACAGACCAAGGTAAACTATCTAATCCAGAGCCTCTATATGATATGGCTAAAGAGATTGATCCCGGTACTATTGAGACTAAAGAGTTAGGCTTGATGTCACGCTCTCAGGCACCCTCTAACTTTGAAGACATGCTTCTTAAACGCCTTATTGACGAAGAGCAATTCAAAGGAAAAGCTTATCGTGCCACCAAAGGAGAAGAGCATTTAACTATTGGCTACGGTCACTATGGTAAAGACGTTAAAGAGGGCGATACTATCACACAAAAAGAAGCCTTAGCCTTGCTTCGTAAAGATATAGATAAAAGAATACCAGCTATACGTAAAGCTATACCTGCCTTTAATGATTTGTCAGATACTTTGAAGGTTGAGATTGCACAAAGCTGGTTTAGAGGCGGTATGTCAGGTAGCCCTAAAACAATCAAGCTTATAAACAAGGGTAAGTTTGAAGAAGCTGCTGAAGAGTTTCTAAACAACGATGAATATAGAACAGCTAGAGAGAGAGGCCGTGCAGGTATCATACCTAGAATGGATGCAGTAGCTGATGCACTAAGGAATGAGAAATAATGTTAGGCTTACCTTTAGAACTAATTACAATGCTAGGCTCTACCGTATTAGGTGGGGTCATGAGCATATGGGGCCAGAGTATAAAGGCCAGACAAGCAGAGCAGAAAATGCTTATGGAACGTGCTAACGCTAACGCAGGGTTCGTACAGCAAGCACGTGAAGCAGGTAAGAACGATAAACATTTCGCTTGGACGCGAAGACTTATTGCATTGTCTGCTGTATTTGCTATTATTGTGTTACCAAAACTAGTCGCAGTATTCTACCCAGAAGTTGGTGTATATGTAGGCTACACAGAAATCCAAACAGGTTTCTTTGACTTTATCTTTGGACCGGGTGAAGAAGTCGTTAAATGGAAGTATGCCCAAGGCTTTGTTATCACCCCGCTAGACACGCACATCGTATCAGCTATTGTTGGTTTGTACTTTGGTGCAGGATTTACTAAATAGGATATTACTATGGCAGACGTATTTAATGGACCCATCCCCGGCGAATCGCTTACAGCAGAACCCGGCAACTACCCTTGGGAGCAGCCCCCTCTACATGCTGATCCTATGGATGCATTAGAATGGCATATGGAGCAGCTTACGGATGAAAACATTACAGATAACGTACTAGGTATGATGGACCTTGGTGTACCAGTATCTGTAGTTGCTGACACTATGTTAAGTTCTGCTATCATGAATGGCATCCACTCTGTAGACGTAAAGATGCTACTAAAGCCTGTGATGCATACGCAACTAAAAGCACTAGCAGAAGTAGCAGGTATTGATTACAAAGAATACCTATCTGATTATGACGATAAAGATGAGATGGCTAAGTTTAAACGCCAAAAGTATATTGCTGCAAAGTTAAAGATGCAAGCTGCTACTGGTGGTAAGCCTAAAGATAAAGGCGACATGCTTGAAGCAGACGTAGCAGAGATGCTTATGGATGAGCCACAAGAAGAGATGGCACCAGAGGCAGAGACAATGGCACCTGAACAAGGTATTATGGCGAAGGAGCAAATGTAATGGCTATTTCAGGAGCATATGGAGCAGGGTTTGTAAAAGGCTTTGCTAACAGTATGGAAAAGCGCGTAGAAAAGCGTTTCGATCAGCAGCAGCGTTATGTTGATAACATGATGGAGAATGCTAGACGTTTTGCTCCAAAGTATGCACAAGACAAGGCTACAGCGGATGCTACCGTTAGTTTGATGAATGAGTTTGAAACTCGATATGGTGTTTCTAACGAAGAGTTCATCGCTATGTCTCAGGTACATGATGTTAACAAGGTATATGAGGCTATCCAAATAGCTGAACAAGGTTTACGTGATGGGCAAAAGCTAGACGTTAGAGGTAACATCCTTAGTGCATTAAAAGTACCAGAAGGTGCCAAGCTTCCTGAAGGTATGACAGCAGAGGATGCTGTCCGTAGCATGGTTCTAGGTTATGCTCAAACTGTTAGCGAAAAACCTGACGATGTATCAGAGTCACACAAGAATAGGTCTTGGGCTAAGTCCATCTCTAATGTACTTGCACTAAACCCACGTGCATCTGCAGAAGAGCAAATCTCTGCTATGAAAATTGCTGGTGTACCTGTACAAGAGATTCTACAATACCAAGCTGCAGCAGGTGGTACATATAAGCCACTACAGAACGTAACACGTACTGGTGTTCTAGACTTCTCTGATGACTATAAAGACGGTGACTTCGAGACATCCTCACGTTCATTCACTCGTACATTCAACAGCATTATATCAGGCTCAGAAGACCTAGCACTAGCTGGTGCAGATACCCTAGATGAAGCTATGAAGGTTATGGGTGTAGATAGTACAGAAGAGTTAGCTAAATCTACTACAGCAGCAGGTGTGTCTATGGCAGACCTAGAGCTAGACCTAGCCAACAACGGTATGCGTAAGATCAATCGTGACCGTGCGCTTGTACGTCTAGCATCTGAGGTTAACATGGGTTCAGAGATGGTATCCCTTAATGAAGCTGTTGATAGCGGTCTTGCTATGCGTATGATCGAAGAGTCACTAAATAAGAACGGTAAGCTTACACAGGAATACATTGATGCTATCCTGTCTAACCGTGAAGTAGAGCAGGTAGAAGCTGATAACGTAACAGCAGCAGCACAAGATACTCCTGCGTTCTTATCAGACCCTGCTACGCCAACACTAGGTGGCGGTACAGTCGGTGGGCCTGATGTAGATGACAGACCATCAATGCCTGTAATGCCAAAGGATGAGGTTGATGCTGCAGCAGCAGAGCCAGAACCCGAAGCGAAGAGCTTGATTGACACTATCAAGTCAAACCAAGAGTCACAGGATAGTGGTATCCTACCAAGCGGTATGATTGCAGGTAATGCTGCTACAGTAGCACAACAGCAAGAAGACTATATTGAGAAAACACGTGAAGCTGCATCCAAGATTACTTACTCTGCGTATCAGCGTATGCTTAAAACTAAAGCAGGACGTGAGAAGCTTAAAGAGATGGGTCTACCCACACAAAAGTTCCGTACTGGTAAAGACCGTGCATTAGCGTTTGGTGTCATGAACCCAGAGCAATACTTTGCACCTGAACCTGATGCTGCAGTAGAAGAAGAACCAAAATCTGAAGCACCTATGACACGCTCAGAGTTCCAGACATCAGATGATGGATTGGCACTACTTAACTACTTGATGGACGAAGAAGAGCTTACAGCAGAAGACTCTCTTGAGGATATCAAAGATGCTGTAGCTGCATGGTTTGGTGCTAACCCAACTGTAAACGTAGGTGCAGAAGTTACAGCAGAAGACGTTGCTAAATCTATGAAACAAACATTAACTCTGTTGGCACAGGAAGACTAATGGCTGATACAACATACTACACACAAGAGAGTATGAAAGATAAAAAGCTATCTGACCTTAAAGACAACGATGCCTTTTTGAATGATGCTATTACCTTTCTAAAAAGTCGCCGTAAGGGTTACGATGATGAAAAGCTATCCAAGTATACGACAGAAGATGTTGTGTACGATGTGCTAGAACACTTTCGTGTGATGAACACAAACGAAGTCACTATGGCAAAAGACTACTACTTTATGGATGACGATAATACGTCTGAAAAAGAGAAGCAGTCTTACGCACGTCTTATGTACGCCTTTGATAATGCCAAGGGTGAAGGTATCCTAGACGGTGGCTTTGCAGGTATTCGTGACTACGCAGAGGGTGTTGCTACAGCACCAAGCACATACCTGTCAGCAGCAGCCGCGCCTCTTACAGCAGGTGCAGGTACAGCAGCCGTACAAGCTTCTAAAGTAGCTACACAGCAAGCACTAAAACAGTTTGCTAAAAGTCAGATTAAGCGTGGTGCGCTAACTGCAGCACTAGATGGTTCTGTAGCAGCAGGGTCACAGCTTGGTATTGAGATAAATAAAAAGAAAGCTGGTAAGACTATTGATGAAGACTATGACATTAGCGGTACAAACATTGCTGCTGCTGGTGTTCTAGGTGGTGCCATCGGTGGTGCAGCTTACGCTATCCCAACACGTCAGCAATACAAAGGTGCAGAACGTCTAGTTAATAAACTACAAGAGGGTGCTACACAAAAGGCTGCACGTGAAGCAGAGGCCGTAGAGAGAGCCTCACAGTCGCTTAAAGAGCAAGCTGCTACCCCAGAGGGCCGCAAGATGATTAAGTGGACACAGAACAAGCTTCTGGCCTCCATTGATCCTAAACTTGTGGAAGAGGGTAAAGCTGCAAAGGTAGACATCCTGAGTGAAGACTTACCAGATGGACTTATTGGTGGACTAGACGCAGGTACGATGAAGCGTTTGAGTGCTGCTGCAGTAGACCTAGCAGAAGCCCTAGAGATTAAGCCTGAGAAGGGCCAACGTATTACAGAGTTTTTAGCTCGTCAGGTGGAGACAGGTGATGATAACGTATTTGATATTGTTCGTAAGCGTTATGGCCTTACTCGCCGCCAACTATCAGCAGTATATGCAGCAGAGGTATCAGAAGCTGCGCGTTTGTTGCAACAACAAGGATCGTGGCTAAACAATCGTGGTGCTAGAATTACTGGTCAAGAAGCTATCGACGCATCTAAAGACTTTGCTGATAAGTTGACCAAGCTGTATGACCAAGGTATGTCTACTGTGTCAGGCAAAGAAGCTGCAGAACTAGATGCTGCACGTTTGTCTATGACATCTGGTAGACGCGCTCTAAAGGCTCTTAAAGGGCTAGAGGATGCTAGACGTGCATTCATGACATCACAACCTGCTACAACTATGCGTAACAACATCTTTGGTGTTGCTATGACTGGTATTGATATGCTGGATCAGATTAACCTGTCTATCCTACAGGCTGCAGGTTTCGGTGGTGAAAAGAAGAACGCAGGTGCTACACTCAAAGGTTCTTTAGATACCTTGACGTATCTTACCAAGGATGCATATGTAGCTGACGCTCTTGTGACTATGCTTAAAGAAGATTCACCAGAGCTTGTGTCACGTGTATTTATGGATGCTGCTACAGCAGAGGCAAGCTTGGTACGTAATACTGCACTAGCTAAAGCAGGTACAGCAGCCAACGCTCTCAACACTATCTCTGACCACGTGTTCAAGAAAGCTGTGATTGCTTCTTACATTGACCGTAAGTTGGCACAAGAGGGTTCATCTTTGATGGATTACATGGCACAGGGGCGTATCGCTGATCTGCCTGATGACATGGTAAACGAAGCACTTGATGAAGCTTTAGCATTTACCTTCCAACGTAGGTTTGGTGGTAAAGGTGCCACAGCAGAGAGTAAAGCTGTAGGCAAGATTGTTAGTGGCGTTCACAAGTATGGACTTACTACAATTATCCCATTCCCACGCTACATTGCTTCACAAGCCAAGTTCTTGAATGACTACACAGTACTGAACCTGATGCGTAAAAAAGCATTTGGTCGTGAAGCTACTGCTGAAGACGTATCAAAGCTTATGACTGGTTCAGCTATGTTTGCTGGTGCTGCTTACATGCAGATGGATAACATTCAGAATGGCCTAGAGTGGTATGAAGAGCGTATGACATCTGGTGAGACAACCAACGCACAAGCGGCTATGGGTCCAGCAGCATTCATTCACTTTGCATCTAACTGGGCTTTGCGTAAAGCTAATGGCCTACCTACGAAAGAGTGGAATGAAGTACGTAAAGATGCACAAGCTATCTTGCTTGGTACAGAGTTCCGTCCCGGGGGTGGTGCTTTAGGCGATCTTGAGAACGCTTTTGTAAATGGCACACCAGAGCAAGGACTGAAGGTTGTAGGTGATTACCTGAGTTCCTTCACATACCCTGCTGCAGTAGTCAAAGACTTCTATGGTCAGTTTGATGCACGTTCATCTTACCTACCACAGACACGTGACGCTACTGTATCCTTGTGGGACATGGGTGGTATGGACTTTAACAGCACATACTTGCTACAGCGTTTTGGTAAGTCACTACCAGACTTTAACCTAGATGAAATGACAGGTCGTCTACAGGAAGACACAGGTATTGAGATCAGCACAGATGGTATGCAAGGCTTGCTAAAGTGGATGGGTGGTTCGGCACGTACACAATTCCAACTTATGGAAGAGCGTAACCGTGACACAGGCTATGACGCTGTACGTCACAACATCTTTGGTGATGGTCCTCTACGTCAGCTTGATCCATTCATGAAGCAGATCACAGGTTTCACCAAGAACGCACCAAAGAATGAGCTAGAGATGGAGATGTCTAAGCTTCAACTAGATGCATTCAAAGTGTACAACGAATACAAAGAGAAGAACACAGCACTAGAGTTAATGACTCAACAGATGCTGCAGGGTAAGCTTGCTGATGATGCTATTGCTTACATCAAGTCTGACTCTGTGTATGTGAATGCTGATATGGCTACCAAGCGTGACCTACTGAAGCAGCGTCTACAAGCTAACATTCGTGAGACACGTGCAGATGCCAGAACAATCCTGTCAGATTGGGCGCGTAAGCATGAAGAGTACCGTGGTGACTTTAATGCGTATGTGCGTGGCGAGTACAAGGCTCTATCACGTAATGAAAAAGAACAAGCTGAGAATGCTTGGGCATTACAGGCAGAGCGTTATGGCTTCTCTGGTAAGACTTATGTAGAGGCTCTTAAAGAGATTGATGCTAGTGACTATGACGAAATGGAAAAAGACACTAGGGCTTCGATACTCACACTCTGGTTTATCCAAGGTGGCAAGACTAGGACGAAAGCCATTAAAGAGTCAGCAACAAGATAAAGAAAGGGGGCCAATCGGCCCCTCTTTTATTTTATACCATGATCATTGGCTGCTAATTTAGCCCACATCATAGATTCTATCAGACGTTCCCTAGCATTCTCCCTCTGTTCACACTCATATAGATTATCGTATATGTATGAGTCTAAGTCTTGTACAGCTTCACGTAGTCCATTATTAAACTGTTTCTTTTTAGACTCGACAAATTCGTGTGCTTCGAGTTCGAGCTTCATGCCATTGCTATGATCTTGTCGATTGCTGCATGTAGCTCTTGTGGACTCATAACAACACGTTTGTTGCTTGCATAGTCACCATCTTTATCATAGCCACTAAACTCAACCACAAAACCATTATCTGCAAACTCTACTCGAAAGTCTGTTACTTCTTTAGTTACTTCTTTATTAGGCATATCAAAGTCCTTCTGCCATAAATACTTTTACCCACTCAGCACAGATGTCACTACGCACAATGTCATCTACACCAAACTCTACAACAGGGACAGGCAGCATGTGTTTCTTTGCAAGGTGTATGGCTTTAGATAAACCGTCACCCTCTTTTAAATCAGACTGCTGCGCGTCACCGTTAAGCACAATTTTACTACCTTCACCAACGCGAGTCAACAACATCTTTAACTCATGAATAGTTATATTCTGTGTTTCGTCTACGATGATGAAAGCATTGTCAAAGCTACGCCCACGCATCAACGCAAGCGGAGCCATCTCTATGTTACCATTCTTGATAGCGGTATCAACAGTACCTTTACCAAGATGCTTCTGTAGTACGTCAAGCACAGGTAACGCCCAAGGGTATGTCTTTTCCTCAAGCGTTCCCGGCAAGAAGCCTATATCTTTACCTACAGCTACATGTGGGCGTGTGATAACAATTCTGTCAATTTCTTTGAGCGTATACAAGTCTGCTGCGTATGTCGCTGTGACGTAGGTTTTGCCTGTACCTGCAGGACCAAGAATGAATATCTGATTGCTAGTCTTTAAGCTATCAAGCAACTCTTTCTGTTTGTCGTTTATAGGTACAAGACCAGACACCTCTTTGGCTGCTGCGTTCTTGTAGTTAGTCTTCCGTCTAGTTCTAGTTTGTTTCTTTGGGAAGTCTGTTACATTCATTATGTTCCTTTCGGTACTTCAGAACAGTACGCTACTACATAAGCTTCGGGGTTGGGGCGAGTAGCCATATGACTGTAGTACGTAGCCTCTGCATCTTTCTGACATTGATTTAAGTCACGGTAGGGAAAGCCCTCTGCATAAGAGAACATTGCTGTACCATCAATCAATACAACTACTAGAACCCACATTAGTCTAGACTCTCTTGGGCTAGCTTATCTTCGATGTACTCGACACCTGCTTTACCTTGGTCAATGGCATAGTTAGCTGCTGGTTCTACAACCTCTGTAATAACACCCATAGTTAGACCTAGTGCCACTACTGTAGTTACAAAAAATTCGATCATGATAGATACTCCTTTAGATCGGTATAGCCGCCTATGTGAGTTCCTTTATCGTTAAACACCTGCGGCACGGTAGTTATACTGGAACGCTTCAATAAAGACAACAACCATTTACTGCTGTCCGACTGAATATTATATTCTACGTATTGAATACCTTTACCCTTCATCAAGGCTTTGGCATCATCGCAGAAGTTACATTGATCACGTGTGATTATCACGTACATTCTTTTTCCTTTTTATATTCTTGTAGGGCATACTCTAAGCTCTCTTTTATTACCTTTTTAGTCTCTTCACAAACAGATGCACTCTTAGATAAGTTCTCTGTTGCTGTTATAATCTGTAGATTACCACTCCAATGTGGCCCACCATCAGATAAAGGCCACATATGATCTACGTGATGCTCTACTCCTGTGGCTTCGCTTATAATAGATCGTAGTTTGTATATCTTTACAAGTCTGTCTGTTTCTATAGGACACTTTCTGAGAGGTTTAGGTATAACCTTTTTTATTAGGCATTGACGTTTCCTAGTCCTTGCTAAATAGGAATCTTTATTAGCTTCATAGTACGCTTTATTACGCGCTGCTATCTTTTCTTTATTAGCTTCACGGTAAGTTTTAAGGTACTTTCTATTATAATCTAATATACTATCTCTATTAGCTTCACGGTAAGCTTTTCTCTTCTTTAATACTCTCTCTCTATTAGCTTCATGGTAAGCTTTTCTCTCCTTTAATATTTTCTCTCTATTAGCTTCATAGTACGCTTTATTACGCGCTGCTATCTTTTCTTTATTAGCTTCACGGTAAGCCTTATTATGCTCTCTTTTTCTAGCCTTACGTTCTTCTTCTGACATTGGTGGCATTTAGTTTTCTCCACTTTAGTTCATGTAACAGTTTTTTCTGTTCGTAATCAGACATTATAATCCAATCACGTATTTCATCTATAGTTCTGTTACACCCCACGCACTCACCGTTTTCTATGCGGCATACGAGTACGCAGGGTGACTGTTGGCTACCTACACTAGGTCTACGATTTCGCATGAGTCACCAGAGCAAGCCATAGTCTGCATAGACACGGTGTTATCCTCTTGCTCATACTCTGATAGCTTAGTCCAATCAATAGACTTTGGCATAAGTTTAAGTAGACGCTGATACTCACCTTTGTCACAGTCCTGATATGGTGCTTGCTGATATGTATGATCAGAGTGAGGCAAGAATGATACACCAGACATCTCATCAAAGTGTTTGTACACAAATGCACCCACCTCTAGCCATTCATGCTCACGTACTGAAATAGTCACAGATGGTTTATGCTCACACCAATGACGCTGATATGTTAGCCACATCTCTAGCTGCTCAATAGCTGTCATGTCGTTACGTGTCACAGCAAGATCAGGTGACTTCTGAGGGAAGCTGAATACTGTAGTAGTATCACCCTTGAATACGCATGGCTCATTAGGGATACCTTGATCCTTCATAAACTGTGTTAGTGGGTCTTTGTTATCGCCACGGACAGTACGAATATAGTAGGGGCTATGACGAGCATGAATCCCAGAAGCAGAATCAACCAACTGTGAGACAGTACCTGACGGTTTAACGCACGTGATAGCAGCAGAGGCAGGGATGCCAAGGCGTTCAGCCCACTCAGCATTAGTAGCAACGGCAATGGATCGTAGATGCTCAAGAGTTTTCTCCAGTCCTTTGTTCTTGGCAGTCATAAGAGGGTTATCCATGATGCCTGTAAGAGACACACCTAGTAGACGTTCCTCTTCTGTGTTACGCTGCCAGTCTTTAGATAGGTATGGGAACTTTGTGTAAGTAGACTGGATTGTACCCAAGATCGTAGCAAGTTTAACCTTACGCTCGATATCCTCAATACTGTCTGTAGCACGAATGATACACTCAGAAAGGTTGCAAAATTCCGCGGATCGCAAGATGATTTCTGAACATGGATTTGTCCCGAACTCATAGTTGCTATCACGTCTACCAAACTTCTCTGCTTGCTTCTTAGATGCTTGACGATTGAACACGCCACGCTCACCAGACTTTGACTCTACAAGAGCAGTCCACTCACGCATGAATGTCTCTACATCAGGCTTCTCAGTATAGCTTACAGAGTTATTAGCCAATGCACGATGCGCTGCTGTTTCCCACCATTGCCCAGACTTGGCATGACGCATACGGTCATCACTCAGGTTAGACAAAGAGATCATAGCAGAACGGCGTACACCACCCACAACAACGATCTGACCAATGAAACACATAAGGTCATGACATTCTAGTGATGATAGCTTACGTCCTTGTGCGCCTTTGAATGTGTTAACAGCAAAGTTGAATAGCTCTACTAGTGGTGCAGGGCCAGAGGCACGTCCACCGAATGTCTTTAGTCTTGCACCTGCAGGGCGTACCTTTGACACATCCCACTTTGGAATCTCACCTGACCACAGCAATGCTAGTAGCTGACGGAATGCCTTAGCCCAACCTTCTTTGCTGTCTTTGACTACAATGGTTGTCTCGCTATCAAACAGTTGTTCTGGCACCTCTGGTAGCTTGCTGATGTATTGACGTTCTACAGAGAACCCTACACCTGTACCACACAGTAAGATGAACATAGCCTCATCAAAGCGTGTAGGCTTATCTACAGCCACGTAAGAACAGTTGTACATACATGTGTTGTCACGTGCTGCTGCGGCTCCTGCGGTCATCATAGAGCGCATGGATGGCATAATATCTAGGTTAAGAATAGCTTCTTCAATCTGATTAATGTAAGAGTCATCACCTGCTACTGGACGTACAATGTTATCCATGTAACGTGATACTGTTTCGTCCCAATTCTCACGCCCTTTGCCATCGAAGTACTTGGCATAGCGTGACTTGTGAATGAATGACTGATAGTCTGTTGGTAAATAGTTATTCATCTGTTTTCTCCTTTTTCCAGCTCTTCGATGCGTTCCAGTAGTTTCTCTACATCTTCATAACGACACCAAGGCCCATCCTTATCCTCTCTACGGACATTTCGAGACCATTCACTTTCTTTCGTAAAGTAAAAACGCCTAATCTTCATCTGTTGTCTCCTGAACCCTTTAGTTTCCCACGTTTTTGTCTATCGTCTAGCTTCTGGATGTTAAGCTCTAGGATTTCCTGTAGCCCACGCCCATAGATGTTACCTAGTGCAGTAGCATAGAATACTACATCACCAAGCTCTTTCATAATTTCCTCATTAGTAAAACGGCTGCTGTCACGAACAAGCTTCTTCATCTTCTCCGCTACTTCACCTGCCTCACCAACAAGGCCAAGAGTATTCTCATACAAACGCTCTTGCCCCTCTGTCAGGATTTTCTTCTCTACCCAACCAGAGTAAAAGTCTGCCCAATTAACAGGGTCAGCATCTGGGAACATATCATAATACCCCATACTCTCTAAGTCTTTCTCGCTTATCATCGTTCTTTCACCACCAAGTTTTCTATTTCTACATCATCAACATCATACATAACATCTTTCAAAAGATCGTGTACATCTTCTTCATGGTTGTCTTCATATGATGATAGAATGTTGTTGTCTTCATCTATTGTCATAAGAAACGTTACGCTAAACTTTCTCATTTATGCTTCTCTTTATAGTTATCTATAAGCCACCCTAAGTAGACTTGTGCTTTTTCTAAGTCTTCTAAGCCGTTCTTATATTCGTGTCGCCATAAATACTTTAGCACATTACCTGCCATGTATGCTGATGTTCCATCCATACTGCTTGTCATAGCACGTATAGCTTCGATGCACTCTATACCTGCCTGATTGTAATGTACTGGCTTGTTTACTGGATCGCTCATGCACTCCCCTCAGTCTTTGTCCAAGCGTTTAATCTAATGACATTGCCATCTGTTGTGTAACCCTCTGCTTCCTCATGCTCCGCTAATGCTTCTGCATACTGATCAGGGTATAACTCCTTTAGCATGTCGTGTTTGTATTCGTCAAGGTAATCCAGAATATCTACATTATCTTGTACAAACGCTAGTGCTGCTGCCATAGTCAAAGCTGCGTCTACTGCTGCCTGACCTGCTACACCATTAACATCAGAACCAAAAGTAATACCTGTCTTTAGTTCCATTGTCCATTCACCATCATCATCAAGTACAGGCTTAATTAGAACAGCTACTTCATCACTACCTAATACATAACCCATCATACTCTCCGATCTACTTTTACACGTTGCTCTTTCATACGACTACCTTTTTCTTTTAGCCATTCTTCTGGTATCACACGATGCGCCCATTTAAAACCCTTTTGTTCGCACCAATCGCAATAACGTGATTTAGCACCTTTATAGAGTTTTGCGTTTGCATTACTGAATACGAAACGAATATCTAATGTAGGATGCTGTTTCGCAATTTCAACGTGTTTGCGTCTATCTGCTGCACTAAATATCCCTTTAGTTTCGATTATGATACCGTTGTCTAGCTCAAAGTCTGGCGTGTAGGTTCGATACTTGAGGTCTTCCCACTCGATTTTAAGCTTCTCATACTCGACTTTCTTTTGTCGTGTCTTGAGGAATGCAGCGGCCTCTTGTTCGAGGCCACTACGATAAGTTTTACTTAGATGTCTACGCTTAGTCACCATCAGACTCTTGATCTGGTAATTTCTTGATCTGATCTTCTGCAGGTGTTTCTGCGATCTGTACGATCATACCACCTAGTTGATTGCAACGTGCATCAAGCACACGCATCAAGTAATCCATGCGCCCCATCTCCTCACGAGCTAGGTTGATCTCATTATACATTTTCATCTGATCTTCGTTGAAGTCATCTGTGTAATAGTCTTTGTCATTGATAGTTAGTTTAGGCATTGCCATCTCCAATATAAACGTAATCTACTAAGGGGGGGTTTAGTGCCTTTGAGGGGCGACTAGGTTGAGTGTTTAAGCCTGTATGACACTTATGCTTAAAGCTACAGAACTTACACTCTTGAGGCAGCACAAGGTTCCCTGTCTGCTTCTTATAGAATGTCTCTGGCTCTGGCTCAAAGCAACGCTCAAAGGGTGCATCACTTTCGATGTAGTCCACTAGTGCTTCGATCTTTCCAAGCTCTTCGTCTACATCAACACCTTCTGCAGGGACATACTTAAACTCGCCATTAGCTTTGTTGACTACCCACCAACCGCCGACTTCTTTACCTGCGCCCTGTGCGTAACCTACAAGCTGTGCGATATAGCCAAATGCATCACCAGACTTGAGTGTTTCAAAGTTCTCAAACTTGTTACGGTATGACCAAGGTGATGCAGACTTTACATCATCAATCTTACCATCAAGTTCCATGTCATACTCACCATTGATCTCATGACCATTGGAAAGCTTTAGTGTGCATTTGTCGTTATCCTTAAACTCGACACCTGCTGCACGTAATAACCCTTTGAACACAGCCTCAACAATATCGCCAAGGATCATGTTCATCAGGAAATGTGGTGGCAGAGGTGTCTTGTCTTCTGGATCATTCTTCTCAAACCATAGCTGACATTTTGGCTTGCCAATGTTTGACATACGTAGGCGAAATTCATCACGTGGCCCACTATCAAACTGTTTGTACAAAGCCGCCTCAACATCAGAGGCAACCTGTTGGGCTACCTCTTTTGACATTGTGGTTTCACCTGCCATAGCTTTTTGCAAGAATGCAAAGACTGCTAATTCTGCGGGGTGGTTCATTATTCTTCTACCTCAACAATAGAAGCAATAAGTTCGTTGTCTGCTGATGACAGACCATCGCCACTACGCTCATTATATTTATCCAAGATAGTACCGTTGATGTACTCAATAAACTCTAGGAAGTTAGCTAGTGTTTCATTGTCATCACCACCAAGGTCAACCTTGTCACCCATCTCAGCAGCAACGTAACCAAATGTAGCACCAGTAGGGATTTTACCCATAGCAGGTGACAGCTTGATTGTTGCCATAGGTGGAAGCATATTCTGCTTGGCGATCTTACCTAGCACAGCATCCAGAGACTTTAGTGAGTCACGGTTCTTTACGTCGAACACAAATGGTACATCCACGAAGTCACCATCTACGGGGTTACCCTGCGCGTCTACTGGGTTATCCAGAGTGACAAGACCAAAGTAAACCTTAACACGTTTGACGCTACGGATCAGAGACTTTGTTGCCTCTGGTAGTGCATTAAAATCTTCGATGTAACCAGATGGTCGGCCTAAGTTTACGCCACCAATGCTGTCTTTCAAGTCACCGTTTAGTGAGTTAGACAACACAGACTTTTCCATCTCGCCTGAGTCACCATTCCAACGCTGCCATTGGTTACGTACAGCAAACACACGAATAGATGCAGTCTTGCTGTAGACTACGTTATCACCTTGTGTGAGTTTGTATGCACCCTTTGGCATAACAGGCTTCATAAGGATGTCGCCATCCATCTCCACCTCTTTTTCGATAACCTCTTGGTTAACGTTCAGTCGTGCCACAGCAGGTGTAGCTGACTGGGCAGGGGCGTTTGATACACCCATTAGTTCTGCCATTGATTGACCGCGTTCTGTTGCGATTGCTAGTTCATTACTCATTTATTTTCTCCTATGAGCAGTTTCGGAATCTGTAGTTATACATTATACATCCACTGTGTCAAGCCAATTAGGGCCAATTTTAGCCTCTAATAAGAGTGGAACATTCATACGAATGCCATACACTTTTTCTACCATGTCTGTCAACCCATCATTCATATCATTTACTAATTGTAATACAATATCTTTCTCGTTTGGGTGTATGTCTACTACCACAGAGTCGTGGACAGTATTAACTATGCATGAGTAGTAAGGCTGTAGACGTTTATGCATTTCATTAAGCACCACAGGGACAACATCCCCGGTGGCAAAACCCTGAACAGGGTAATTCTTGATGTTGGTAAAATAAGATACTGTGCCATTAGCTCTGCGCTCTACGTCTGGGAATGCGTACTGCCTACCAGAAATGTTAGTAATCTTGTTAAACCGAATAGCTTCATCAGCTAAGTTCTGGTGCCAAGCAGCGACACCTTTGTATTTCTCTGTAAAATGTTCGTAGTATGCTTTCTCCGCTTTGGAACGTCCAAACCCTGTAGCACCAAATAGCGGAGCGAAGGTGTGTTCCTTTGCTTCCTGACGTGTGGTGTATTGTCCCGCATCTGTGATAACCTTGGCGGTGTAGCTGTGTACGTCAAACCCTGTTGCGATTTCTTGCATGGCTACTTCATCCTGTGCTAGGAATGCAGCGGTACGAAACTCTAGCTGTGCAAAGTCTGCTTCCATAATGTAGCCACCATCCCAACGTGAAACGAACACCTTCTTCACAGGGAATGTGTTACCGCGTGGCATGTTCTGCATGTTAGGGTCTTTACCAGAGAAGCGGCCTGTAGCTGTAACAGTCTGTGTCAGGTTAACGTGCAGTAGGCCATCAGCTTTGGTGTGTAGCTCAATAGCGTTCACAAAGTTAGAGATGTAGCTGTTGACTGCGTTCAAACGTTTCATGTCTGTAAGCAAGTCGATAGCGTCCTGCATGTTATTGTTCTTCGCTGTTGCGATCAGAACGTCTAGTTCTTTCTTGCCTGTGTTGAAGCCGTTGTCACTAGCCCAATCTTTGTTAGGTGGAAAGAACCCAAGTCCTGCCATCTTGTTTGTCTTACGTAGTTGGTAGCCACGTGCATCACAGTCTTTGCATTTGTTAGGCTTAGAATACTTTGTGCCATCCTTCTTTACCTTAAACGTCTTACCCTGACCCTCACACGTAGGGCAGGTGAACGCCTCTGTCTTACGGATTAGAGTAGAGTTAGCTTCGACAGTCTTCTTGAACTCTTTAGCATCCTTAACGAATGTGAATAGACCCTTCCAGTCCTTCTTATTATTCATCTCACGTGAGAAGATAACTTTAGACTTCTGCTCTGATGAACGTAGGTTGATTGGGGTGTCACCCATCAGGTCACGTATCTTGTCTTGCAGCCGTGTCTCAATCGTAGCACGTTCATGCTCAAACTCCTGACGCACCTCTTCTAGTACATCTAGGTCTACTTTGAATCCTGACATGTACATTTGGGTGAGGGTTTTACAGGTGTCGAAGGTAACTTGTCTAACGTTATGAAGGGACTTACTGTCGGCTTGGGCAAAGTCTCGTTCCTGTTGGTGGAACAACTCAGTAGTTGTGAGCAGATCAGCCCTAAGATAAAGGCTAAGAGAAGCGAGATCGGTTTCATTGGTGTTAATTCCTTTCTTGAGGCACGTTGATAGGTAATCTTCTTTCTGCTCTGCCAAACCTCTACGTATAGCAGACGCAGCAAGCCCGACAGGGTTACGCTGCCCACGATCCAGTATATACTCTGCGATCATGGTATCATAGATAGGACCATCGTAGACGAAGCCACATTCCCATAGCCACATCATATCGAACTTAGCGTTGTGAATGATGAGCAGGGTTGTCTTGTCCAACAAAGCTTGAATGAATGCACGGCCTGAACCATCAATGTCTTTCTCTTCATTGTGGTCTAGGTTGATGATGTGCATTTCGTCTGTGTTATCTACATTCACCAAGCCAAACTGAGTAAGGCTGTTATCTTTCTCATATGGATCGTTGAAGATAATTGACTTGCCTTTGGCATTCTCGCGCCAAGTAACGCTTGTTTCTAAGTCTAGTACTGCTCTCATGTTTCCCTCTCTTACGCGCGGAATATCGCACGATCACCGTCTAGCATACAAACAACACGTCCGTCAAACCCATTAATCTTGTTCTTAGCAAAATTGATATGACGCTCTGGGTTGATACCCTCACCCTCAACATCTTTTGTCTTGGCGATCAGTAGCATCAAGTCTGCTTCTGCTGCCTTACCTGTCTTCGATCCTTCCATCATAGACTGATCTAAGTCCACACGTCCTTCGGCTACGGCTGATAGCTGTGACATCCACAGAACCACACAGTCATACTGCTTGGCTATGTTACGTGCATGGATGGCTGCTGCTTTTAACGTCAGGTCTGTGCGTTCACTAGATGTGTCGGCAAACTTATCACCCATGTCTAGGATCAACACGTCAGGCTTGGAATGCTTCACTACTGACTCAACCCATTTCATGTCTTTGCCTGTGCTATCTTTGATACGCACATTCTCTTTGACAACATCGTAACGCTTACGTGCTAGTACAGGGTTCTCACGTATCTCTTTCATGTTCATGTTAGAAGCGGCACATAAGTAGCGAGAAGCGACACGTGTGTATTTCTCTTCGTTACACAGCACGACTACCTTGGCACCCTGATGCGCCCAACCGCCCTCTGCTGCTACCAGAGAGGCATGAAAAGAAGTTTTGCCAGTATTAGGCCGAGCGCCAACCACAACAAGATGACCGCCAGTAACACCTTCCACTTTTCTAGTGAGAGTTGGAATGTTAAATTTCCATTGTGCTTCCAGATCAGCGGCATCAAGTAAAGTGTCAAAGCTATGGTCATCCCACTCGACACGGACATCAGGAGTAAAATCATCTTTGTAATCCTCTAGTAATCGACGCAGAGGCTCAAGCGTATCTAGTGATCCATTGACACACTCGAAACCTATGTTCGCTATCTTCTCACCCAAGAATTGTTGGAACATCTTAGAGAATGTATCCGTAGCAATCTCAGGATTGATTGGCTCAATAATCTCTAGCTTCTTAAACATATCATCATATGTACTTTTGTTAGCTGTAGTGAGCGTTTGGTTTTGTGTAAGGAACACAGCCTGTAAATCCTGTGGTGTCAGGTCTGTGCCATACTGTTCCATCGCACCATCAAGGGCTTGCTTAATCTTACGCACGTCTTTTGTGAATAGTTCGTTGCGTGATAGCAGGTTCTTGTGCTGCTCATAAAACTCTTTGTTTAGTAGTGATTTAATTAGACCCAGTTCGATCATCTTCGTTTCCTCGTAACATTTTAATTAGTGCCTCAAGACTAGCCAAAGGCCACAGTACTGCAAATAGAATACGGCCCCACCCACTACCGTCTTCTACTTCTTCTGTTATGTATAGTAACAAAGGCATAGCAAAGATATACATAAACAATGCCCCTGTAATGTAATCAATCATAGCACACCTTTCGCTATTACTTTATGCATTCCTTCTGTACTATTCAAGGATGCCAGTATTTCTACAAGCTGTGCATATGTTAATATAATCATATCGTAGGTGTTAGCATCAGCATCAAACTGTCGAATGAACACCTCGCTATCGTCGCCTATGATAACCTCAACATCATCATACTGCCCTGTTTCATCTAGGACAGTAATGATAGATGCGTCACTCTCAAACTCAACCGTGAACATTGTTAGCCTTTGCACGTTGCACAGATGCCTTACGTTCTTCTTCAGTCATTGGTTTGATTTGCTTTGTCTCATAGTCCACAACAACAGCAGTCAGCCAGTTGTCTTGCTCTACCCGGGCTTCTTCAAGCGTATCGAATAGGCGTGGCTCTGGGAAGTTATGAAATTGTGTTGGGTTCTGTGGTACATACATCCAGTCACCATCAACGTCGATCATTAGTGCATATTTTTTAGTCATCGTTTTCTCCAAATTTGTATTCTGTAAGGCCCATGTTTTCTTCTATGAAGTCATACACCTTCTGTAAGTCCATCTGTGCTGCTGCACAATATATGATTAGCTTTAGACCTTCCTCTGCTAACATGCCTCTTGTGTCGCTGTCAAAATGAAATTGATAGGTTGCGCTACCATCCTCATGTTCTTCTATGGATTCTACACCAATCTTACCACTCATCATTCTGCATACATCCTTAATGCTTCCCAAGATACAGGGAAATGGTTCATCATTAAGTCTTCGATCTTCTCTGCTACTTCGCGTGTCTCTGCCTGTGTGTCAGGCTTACAGCGTAGGTGGCACATATCAGCAAACGCATCTAGTGATCCAGACCAGTACCACTCAGTCATCATGCTCTGTGGCAGTACCATACGTGCTTGCTCTGGTGCTACGCCTGCTTGTAAAAGCAAGGCATATTCATTCTTGATCATTGCATAAAAACCTTTTGTGTTCATAGGGTCACTATCAATAACACCATCACTACCTTGCTTCTTATCTTCACTACGTCCACGCCAAACATCAGGCACATAGAACTCTGGGTCTTCATCCACATACCTACGACTGATCTCATTCCAACGTAGAAACTTATGCTTCACTAACTGTCGTGCTACAAAGATTGGTGCTTTCACATGGAAGGATGCAAAGGCATGTCCGAATGGGCTGATGTGCTTGTGCTTGGCTAGGTAGCGGATTAGCTTGGTGTCACGTTCTGACAGAACCATCTCAAGGTATTCACCTTGTTCGTCCTGTTTTACTGTGCCTTCCACAAGTTCGCTCTTCTTACCAAACGACACACGTGCGGCGTTGACAACAGACAAGTCACTGCCCATGTGATCAATGTAAGTTACGTCAATCATCTATGTATTCTCCTTTGGTTCTCATTCTGAGAAACCCATTCTAAGTTTTTGACACTGTAGTCCTGTTTATCACCATTTATATGATCAACAACTATATTTACGTTTTGATCTGGGTTATGTACAAAACACCAAGCAAACAGTTTATGTGCGGTCACAGTTACTTTACGTCTTTCAGAAGAGGTGTCAGCTAAAGTGACATCCATAGAAGGATAACCACCCCTAGTAGTATTTATAGCTAACTCTCTACCTGTGTAAGTATTAACCAAGTAAGGAAATATGGGATCAGGGTATTTATCTCTAAGCGGATGATATGCACCAGTTTTATAAGCTATAAGCTTACCTTTTGGTACTAACAACACTAAGTCCATAGAACGTTTGATGTCTGTTTTCGATTGCGTGTCTGGTATAATATCACATGATAAGGTAGATAAATCTACACACTCTGTGTCTATCTCTCTTCTTTCCACGTCGATAAAAAAGTCTAGTTGTATCATGCAAGCATGTCCTTTAGTTTGTCCATGTCATCATCGACACGGTACTTGATGTCATCAAACAGAGACAAGGCTTTAGTGGGTACGCCTGTCCATTGTTCGATCTCTCTCCGATACTGTATAGTCTTTTTAGCAGCATCAGGATCAAGAGCAATAATAACTTTATCATACTCTCGAATTTTCTCAAGATGGTTAGTCGTTAGCTGAGTGCCAAGAATAGCCATACTAGTTATATCAGGAAATTCTTGCCACGCAACAATAGCTGACACAACATCTTCAACAATTAGTAGTTTTTTACCTGAACCCATAGTGAAGTAGTTAGCTGTACCACTATAACGATACCACTTTGGAAATCTTTTCTTACCAACAGCGCGTCCGATAGCATCAATAATGCGGCCCTTATGCTTGATAGGAAACACAACACGTTCATCTTTTACATCGTACAGCAGCCCACCTACAGCTAAACCATAACGCTTAGTGAAGCGGTGAAACTTATCGTGAAACGATGTAGGCTTTACCACGAACACAGGTATCTCCATAGTCTCAGCTTCCTGTTGTCTAGTTTGCTTTACAGTCTTGCTCATAAGTTGCATGATCTCTTCTGCGGTCATGTCTGTGTCATGAATGCCTGACACATGACAGTCCATCTTATAGCAATTCCATTTTAATGACCCGCTGCCTATCGTAGCTGTGTAGGTATTCTTGCCACCACAGAAGGGACAGTCGCCACGGTAGTCACCATGTGTTGTTAAGTCAGAGGCAAATGCTCTTTGTTTCTGCCAACTAGTCATCACTATCTATTCCTCTTGCTGCTAGTGCGTTTGATGCACCAGTAAATGTATTCACTAGATAAGGCTTTACACTACTGGGGTTCTGGTGTCCAGAGAATTGCATAATGCCAACCAAATCTACCCCTGCTTCTACTGCTTCTGTGATAGCTGTGCGGCGTAAGTCCTGCGCATTTAGTTCACGTGGTAGATTAGCTTCGTCTAGTACTTCGTTGATTGCAGGGGCTATTTCCTGTTCTTGATAGGCTCTAATGAGGCCACGTTTGATGTTGTACTTGGGTGCAACGATATCCTGAAAGCCAAACATCTCTTTCTGTTGACGTAGCATGTTGCACAAATTCTGACTGATAGGCAGGTGTACCTCTGCGTTCCGCTTTGATTGCGTCAGGTCTGTGCGGCATTGGTCTAGGTCTACATAGTCCCACGTAAGCTTGCGCATATCACCGACACGCTGACCCCACTCATACGCCATATGCACTAGCAGCCCGATACCGTGCCAACGTTCTTGGCTGTATGCTGTGGACAGGAATGCTTTAACCTGATCACGTGTCCATAGCTGTCTGCGTGGCTTTGTCTGGATCGTTTTAATGACGCGCACAGGGTCATGCATAACCATGTCATGACGTAAAGCGTGTTTCCAAGCGACAGACAGGGATTGTTTCATGTAGTTGGCTGATCGAATGCCATACTGTTCTACCCACATCTCGTAAGCTTTATTCAACGCCCCTGCTTTGATGTCCTGTAGGCGTGTATTGCCTAGAAGCTTGTACCCTACCTTGGTTTCAGATACCCGCATCAGGTGACGCTCATATTGGCTCTGAGTGCTACCCTTCAGACGTTTGAATGGGTGGCTGTTCAGGTATTCCTCTATCAGTTTCTTTAGTTTCATCTCGTTCCTCTCTCATATTCCCCACCCAATGTGTTACATCATCGAATGGGGTGTTGTCATCAGTAAGCCACGTACACATAGATCATATACCCAAAAGGCCACAGAATAAATGCTGACCACAGCCAACTTAAAATAGTGGATACCAAACTTCACCTCTACGTTCTTGTGCTTTTAGTTCTTCGATTTCTGCATACAAGCGATCTGCTTTGTCCAATTCACCCTGCCATTCCATATCATTAGCAAGCTTGGTACGATTGATGATTACTCTGCGTAGCGGCACTACATGCCCTACTGGATTGCTTTGTGGTGTCTTGTTCATGGGCTGACCTTTATATTGATGTTAGCCTTTAGTCCATTCATTTTATTGTAGCGTGAGGCCAAGCGTTCAGCCTCTTCTAGTGTGTGTGTAGCGTGTGTGGCAACCAACGTGCCACACTCTGCTTTGTTAATGAGTGTCTCATAGTTCAGAGTATGACCATAAGACAACATCGTGTCGCAGTAATCTCGCATCATGCAGTCTCTTCAATCAAGACATAGCGAGTGTACTGTTGACCAGTCACAGGGTGCTTACCCTTTACACCATCAATACGGTAACCCGCTTTGCGTAGTTCAGAGATACGCTTGGTGAACGACTGGATAGAGTAATCCAACATTGCTTCACGCAGGGTTAGACCCTTTGTTGCACGAAGGTGAGTAAGGATTTTTTGGTTTTGATTTGTCATGGTATTTTCTCCTGTTTTTACCATTTGTGATTACGAATTAGCCAGTAGGCATAACACTCTGTACAATGATCCTTGCCACAGATCAAGTCTATTAACCAGACTAGGTTTGGTTTGTTGTTTTTCTGCCACACCTTGTTACGTGCAGAGAATGTCTGGTTTGATGATCCACCCAATATGACGTTGATCAATACGGATGCAGCTATTGCTATGCGTTTAAGATAGTTCCGCATTTTCCAACTCCAATGCGTCTAGTTCTTGGTAAGCTTCATCTACCCCTAGTCTAAACGCTGCTAGTTCTGCCTCAGTATCAAACTCATATGATTTGATTTCCCAATATTCGGGGTCTTGGCCCCAACGAATAGTAATTCTATGCTTCTTCACGTTCTGCCGCCTCTTCTAGTCGGTTCATTACTACAGCCAAGGCCACGCCTAGATCGCGTAAGCTTGCTTGCTCTGCCATCTCTCGAACGCTCTGCCAAGGGTGCTGCTTATCGTTACTAGTATGGGAAGCCTCTACCTTTGGGGGTTCCGCAGGATTTTGTGTGGCCCTGCTGTTTAGCCATTCAATCAGGTTTGGCTTGTCTGTTGGTACTTCGACAGGCCACCAATGATAGGATCGCTGTTTGGCTAATGCTTGTGTGCCAAACCACTCGCCGTTGTCGTTTGTGTATAGCTTCATTGTGTTACCTCTCTCCAGTCTAGCATGTCGTTATACGCTGCAATCATTTTGCATTGTTCGTTTGGTGTTTGTTTGTCCACCTCTTCAAGGTCTAGTGGTTCACACGCCAACGCTAATTGCAGACAATACTCATCATCTCTATCGTCAGGCACCATCAGGTGCAGCTCATATTCGATTGTCTTGTTAAGTCTGACTGCTATGGTTTTCATTGGTTTACTCCTTCTTCTTTAAACCATCCTTTGCTTTTTAGAAAACGTTTTAACATTCTCATTTTGATAGGGTCATTTAGTGCAGCATACACCCCATAGATTTCCAACACCTCGCGCCTGTCGCGTTTCTTTGGGGCTGTGTCTATCCATGTCTCGCCTTTGGTTCCCATCAGGATAACGTGACCATTAACACGCACAGCGTACATAAAGATGCCTTTGTGTTCGTTGTCTTTGAAATGCTGCCCCACACGTTTGCGGATGCTGCCGACAGTATCACCCCGCTTTAATTTGATTGCGCTTTTAACGCTGCGGAATGACCACATAGAACGCACAGCACGTGCTAGATCGTCCCACGTATGCAGGTATCTAGTTGCACCATCCACACCAAGGGTTTTCGCTACCGCCAAGGCGCAAACGTTCTTGTTCTTGTTTTTCGCGTTGTTTGATACGTCGATCAGCTTTTGCCGCACTAAATAGTTCATACTTTTTACCTCTCTCTAATTTGTCGAGGTGGTGATACCACCCCAACGTTCCGTGAAACAAGCTCACGCCTTTATGACGCTGTGGCTTGTGTTTTCTGACATTTAGAATGTCTTTTCTGATTTGCCTAGACATTAAAACCGCCAATCAATATATTGTTGCAAATTTGCATCACGCATGTCTAGCACCCCGCGAATAATTTCGTGCCGCATGTCACGCGCTACACGTGTTTTGGTTTCAGGTTTCAACATGCTGTGGATCGCTTTGATCCAACGTTTACGAGGCTGACCCACACCACCCGCGCGGCGTTCAATCTCAAAATATAGTCTAGTAGGTACACTCATATCAATAGTCCTTTCTACCAAATGGCTCATCATTGTAAGCCAAGCGATATAGTTCCCGCGCCTTGGCTGTTAGTTTCTGGGCATAATCCCCATCATGTAAGCGATTGCCGCGCCCATAATAGGCATCTTTCCCGCCTTGGTTATATGCATCGCAATCCTGTTGAGTGTAATAGCACCATTGCCCATCATCACCCACGTAAGCTTGTCCTACTCTAATATCCACCATGACAGACCCCTTTCCTATATTTTGCCATTTAGTTTATCTAGTGCCGCGTCAATGTCGGTTTGATCGTCAGATGTTTTGACAATGCGCATGTATTGCATAGGTATACCGTCCCACCCATAATTCAGATCATCCATTTCATCCGCGACAACCGAATTGTCATAATCCCCGAAATAATTGTACCAACGTTGATGATCTGGTTCATATACGAACAGCGTGTAATATTTAGACATTGATCTAGTCCTTTCCTAATTGATTAAACTTTTACCGCGTCGACGCATTCGACGTGATAGCGTGAAACAATGTCGCCATTGTCTAAAGCTTTGTTGGCGCGGTTTCCTGCCACAAAATCGCACCATGAATTCCACCAAAAAGCGGACCCTTGGATTTGTGTCATTTTGACATAATCCGCAATTTTAGCGCGGCGTGTAGCGGGTTTGACCTTTCCAAGCTTTACCGCGTTTGCGTTTAGGCCAAGGCGTTTGAGATTATGACTGTCAATACATGCAACGTTGAAACCAAACATCTGCGCAACGAATGCAGCTTTAACCATGCCGAGATTAGGCACATTCAAAAATAGCTCGATAGCTTCAACGCACCCATCAACGCTGTCTAGGCCATATGTTTGTTCGATATGTTTGATTTTGCCATATAGAAAACCATCATGCGCCTTGGCGTATTCTAGGCCATTACCTTTTTGACCCCACATAAAGCGAGATTGTGCGCCTAATTCGTTTACATCATCAATTTGGCCTTTGCATGTTGATAGACCCGCTTGGATTGTTGACAGAACAAATAGCACAACAGGCACAACAGATTTTTTAGCGTCTGATATGTCGCGGATAGCTGCAACATCACGCGCATAAGAATTGAGTGTGATTGCATCATTGGTGATTGCGAATTGAGTTTTCATTTTTGTGTATCCTTATATTCAAGTTTTGGAATGCGATATCATTACCGCCTATCGAACGTTGACAATACATTGACGTATGAAACAAGAAAAAATTTTGCTTTGTAACAATTCGTGAACAGTCAATACATATCTGAATATGTGAATATGTTATTTATATTTATAATGTATATATACGCGAGAAAGAACAAAAGTAGAACAAAAGTGTACAAAACGCCAAACGCAAAAATATGATCTAGACCTTGGAAAAAATGCTTTCGCGCTTCTAGGGGCCGTTTTAGGGCGTCCCAGAGCTATTTCACGTTTTGTTCTTATGAGTGTTTCAACTTTGTTCTGTTTCAGTAACACAATGTTACAATGTGAAACAAAGCGTGAGATAAGTGTATTCATATATGTGAATGCATGAATGTTATAGCTAACATGCAATTACTGGAATGTATTACATTTGTGATCACAAAAGATACATGCAACAAATGGAATGTGATCACATAATGAGGGGTGGCATATATTTGTGATCACAAGGTGGGTATATCGTACACGTTTCTCTATTTTGTGATCACACCCTAAATTGGTAAGCTTTTTTTACCACTATACGGCATTAATTGATCAGATAGCACTTATAAAAGCTATATATTTCAATGATTTAACAGGGTTTTACCTTATTATTTCTGCATTTTGGCACGAATGACCCTAGAAAGGCACCGTGCGAGGGCCACCCGGGGGTGTGTGGTATTACGTATATGTACAAATACACAGAAGGGGCTTTTTGAGGATGCAACTAAAACGTGTACACAGGGGGTGTATGGACCATCTAGTAGTAACTTTATGTTACAATATGTTACAATATGTGAAGATTTAGCATTTTAGGGATTGACAGGGGGGTGTTTTTCCATATAACTGCGTAGCAGTAGCAGCCTATAGTTATAACATTAAGTGTTTTAACTCTCTAAATAAGTAATACATATAAGTAAAGTAGAAACTATAGAAAGTTATAACTATTCTTTGAGTGTTGTAAATGGATCAGTGGACATAGGAAAAGTTATAACACTAGCAAAGTTGTAAATATGCAAATTTAACTATTGCAAAGTTGCAAATAACCTGCTACTCTGTTTCTTGTAACACACTCTCTCCTGTAATAACTATAATAAGTGTTACTAACTGGTACGTGTAGCATCTATAGTGTAGCACCCTCCCTCGTTTCCTCTCTCTAATACCTGTATTTGCGACACGTACCACATTTTCCCTATAAATGTGTTGACAATGAGTAATAACCGAATACAACTATACGCATCAGATGACGTTATTGAAGAGTTTTACAAAGCTTTAGCTTCTGGTGACGCTAACAGAATTAACCGTGTACATATCCCTAAGAGTGATGTCTTTTATGTAAGAGCAGCTATAGAGGCTGACACAGGAAAGCGATACACATTGGATCATGTAGAAAGAGCTATGTACCTCGAAGGTATGCTTGATAGAAAAGACGTGTTTGAGCCTGACAGAGAACGTGATGGCGTAGGATGAAGTACCTATTGTTACCCTTACTACTGTGCGCTTGTAACACCGTAACATATACTGCGTCTTGTAGACCTGATGATGCAGTATGCCAGAGAAACCAAAATGCACAAACCCTCGCTATTATCGGACAAGAAGAGGCGGCTCTACAATTACTTTGTGAAGACCAGTCTATTCGCCATACTATTAGCGACAAGTGCGCTGGGTCAGGACACGACAACAGTAGGTGACTTCGCTAATAACAATAGCACCGTAGACAGTAACAACAATCAAGAGACTGTAACGAATAACTACAACGGTGCGGGTGCTGGACAACAAGCCCCTGTGATGTCTGCAATAGCCCCTACAGTAATGGGTGGTGGTGGTAACGATAGCTGCCTTATCTCTAGACAGGCTGGACTACAGGTAACCCTATTTGGTCTTAGTGCTGGTACAACCGTACAAGATGAGCATTGTAATAGACGTAAGAACGCCCGACTACTAGGGCTACCACAACAAGTAGGTGGCTTAGGGTTACAGGTATCAGCTATATCTGTATTATGCCAAGACCCTACTGTGTTCCGTAGTATGATGTTAGCTAACACACCTTGCCCTATAGCTGACACTAATACAGGCAAACTACTGATGGGCAAGAAAGCTATAAATAAATATAGAGAGAATCCAGAGCAGTACATTGTAGGTTACGAACTGGACAAAGAATTTTGGGATGCCTTGTTAAAGGTAGAAGAGGAAAACAATGAAACAATCGCAGCTATTGAAGACAACGGCCCTACTCTCAGCCTTTCTGATAGGTTCCGTACCAGTAAACGCAGCAACAACAGAAGAGTTAGCGGTGTCGATGTCGGGTCAGGAGAAGATCGACTACCTGATCAACAGCCTTGATGCTATCAAGACACGTATCACAGATGGCTCTGTACTTACTGTAGGTGCTGTAGGTTACGCTAACATTGGTGGTGTCATTAATGATGATGCTATGGCAGATGGACTTATCTCTAGTCAAGAGTTAAACGACTACCTACAAGCTAAAACCCTTGTGCTTGATCATGACTACGCTATTGCTGAGACAGCAGAGCAGATGTTTATGCAAGAGTACGCAGCTAACATGAATGACTTGACTGCAGCAGTAGATAACTTGACAGCAGCAACATCTGTAATCATGACAGCAGTAGAGGTTATGGATGTAGCAGCGGCAGCAGACACTAAACCAGAGCAAGTAGCCCTACAGGACATGGTAGCCACAGCAGAGTACAGCATTGACTCAACAGAGGTAGATGCTTATAATGATGCTGTAGCAGCAGTAGAAGGTTACGCACAACAAGCGGGTGCGTTTATGGCTGCAGCTAATAACGATGAACTAACAGCTACGATTGATACGTATGCTACACAAGGTAACTTTATGGTAGGCTCTTACACAGCTATTACTTACACACAGAGTGTAGATGAGTTTGTAATTACTTGGGCAGACTCAGGCTTTGAGGGTGGCTTCCAAGGTTATCTAGTAAACGATATGAAATCTGCAGCAGACGTATACGGTGCAGGTGAATACATTAATACATATGGCGGGTATCCAACACAGTAATGAGTATGGAATTTAGCATAGGTGGCTTTAACGTAAAAGGGTGGATGGTTGCAGTAGGTGTACCCATCCTCTCAACTATTTCTGGTGGTATCTACTTTGGCTATGATACTCTAAACCGTTTCTACGGCGCAGAGGCTGGTGTAGAAGAGGCTCTAGCTGGGGTAGATGACCTAGATGGTCGTAACGCTACTCTAGACAAGCGTGTAACGGCTGTAGAGACAGAAGCACAGCGTAGCCTATCCCAGACAGAAGCAGCCCTTATTGTACGTATTCAGACGCTAGAACAAGCTATAGCTGATAATGATGTACGTGGGTTGAACCAAAAGCTGGCACAGTTAAGTACTAACATGACACAGATACTTGAGCAGCAGAAGGTACTACTGGACCTACGTAGCCAAGTAGATAAAGCAACAACAATAACAGATGGGCTAGGTGATACTCTAGACGTTCTACAGACAGAGATTGACGATATCTGGAGAGCCTACGACGAACTAGTGGATAACCCCCTATGAAGCAGTTAGAAGAAGGTAGTGCTTGGGACGCAGCAGACGCTGATGGTGATGGCATCATTACAGATGATGAAATGGCTATGTATGAACGTAGGGTACGTTTCGAGAATGAGGATAAGAAAGAAGATGCGCAACGTAATATGGCTTGGTTTGCTTTATTTGGTATGCTTCTTTACCCCTTTGCTGTTGTTGTATCTGCTGGCCTTGGTATCGAAACTGCTTCAGGTACACTCGGAGATATGGCACCTACTTACTTTGTTTCTGTGGCTGCTATTGTGGCGGCATTCTACGGTGGACAAGCCTACACGAAAGGTAAAAAGTAATGCCATACCAGAAAGACGGAAAACGCGACTACAAGAAACAGAACGAAAAGTACGACTCGCGCCCCTCTGTAAAGAAGGACCGTGCTTCCCGAAATGCTGCACGTAAAGCTATGGCAGCTAAAGGCAAGGTACGTAAGGGTGACGGTAAAGACGTGGATCATAAAGACGGTAACCCACGTAACAACAAAAGTAAGAACCTACGTGTGATGGCTAAGTCTAAGAACCGCAGCGTCAAACGTACAAGCGGGAATAGGAAAGCGTAATGGCAGTAGAATATAGAGGTGAAAAGTTTAGTGGCTACAACAAGCCTAAACGTACACCTAACCACCCTACTAAATCACATGTAGTGTTAGCTAAAGAAGGTGACACAATTAAGATGATTCGCTTTGGTGAGCAGGGTGCTAAGACTGCAGGTAAACCCAAAGCTGGTGAGTCGGACCGTATGAAGAAGAAACGTGCAAGCTTTAAGGCTCGTCATGCAAAGAACATCAAAAAGGGTAAGATGTCTGCCGCATACTGGGCTAACAAGGAAAAGTGGTAATGCCAACACCAACCAACAAAAAGCTCTACGCTAGAGTAAAAGCAGAAGCCAAGAAAAAGTTTGACGTATGGCCTAGCGCATATGCATCTGCTTGGTTAACTAAAACCTATAAAGCACGTGGTGGTAAGTATAGCGGCTCCACAGAAAATAAAGTGAAAAAGAAGTAATGCCTGTACATAAAGTAAAAGGTGGCTACAAGTGGGGTAAGACTGGTAAAGTCTACAAAACTAAAGCTGCAGCAGAAAGACAAGGTAGAGCTATATACGCTAGTGGTTATGCTAAAGGCGGTCTTGGAAAATGGTTCGGTGAAGAGTGGACTGACGTTAAGACTGGTAAGCCTTGTGGTCGCTCTAGTGCTTCAAAGAGCAAACGTCCTTACCCAGCCTGTCGCCCAAAAGCGGTAGCTAGTAAGATTACTAAAAAAGAAGCAGCAAAGAAAACTGGCCCTAAAAAGGTCAAATGGTCAACAACAGCATCAGGGAAGAAACGGAAATGAAAACTTGTGCAACATGTAAAACACCTGCAAAATGTAAAGCAGCAGGTAAATGTCTTAAAAAGGGTTATGCAGCAGGTGGGTTAAAGATGCCCGGTGATGCACAAAAAGGATTGAAAAAGCTACCTACAGCAGTACGTAACAAAATGGGTTACATGTCTAAAGGTGGTATGGCTAAGAAGGGCTACAAAGATGGCGGCTTCTGTACAGGTCCAGCAAAAGGCTATAAGAAGTAACATATGAAATACTTTCACAAATATAAGAAGGCTTTAGAAGAGCACGGTTATACAGTTAAAGATAATGGTCATGTGTTTGACAGACGAGGTAATCGTTCTGCTTCAGAAGACCGTTTCGGAAATGTATATTGTGATGATGCTAATGTAACTAACATTTGTCGTAAGGCTGAAGAAGAGCTTAGTAAGCCCAAGCCTAAGAAACGTACCTACAAGAAAAAGGTAGATCAAAGTGTCACTATTTAATCAGGGTAAAGCAGCACGTTCAAAATCTCTGTTCGGTCATAACACTGGCACGACTACAGAAGACGTGTATATTTGCCCTAATAACTGTACTGCAGAGATTACGTATCTACACATTCATAACACTACAGGTAACACTAACATTACTATTGAGTGGTTTGTACACCCTAACAATATAGACTCTGCACTATCAGATAAGACAAATGCTGATTACTCTACGTGGAAAACATCAGGGTATAC